ATTCAACTTTGTAGATGTGACATCAAGTAATCCTCTAAGTTCAATAATACCAGTTGCACCTGAATTATCCTTGACTTCTTCTACTTGGGCTTGGAGAGTCTCAATGTCTTGTTGCATTGTGGCTATGTTAGTTTGCAAAGTAACGTAAGTACCTATGATTGCTACCAATGTAGTTAATACGAATAATACTGAGCCGAATGTGATATTGTATTTAGTTTTTCCTACTTGTACTTCCATTTATTGTAATGGTATATCTTCTTTTTCAATCTGTCTTGATTGCAATTTATTGAAAACTACATTTTCTACTTTATCTTTGTTTGCAAGAAGTAAGATTGCACCAGTGGCTGCTGCTGCTATTGGAAGTTTTTGGAGAGTCTTTAGAATTTGTGCCACCAATTTACGACACCTTTAATACTGCCCAGAACTTAGTCATTAGTGCTGACTTTTCGTCTTGGCTAATCTTCCCATCTTTCTTAGCTTTAATTACTTCAGTAACTAAAGCATATACTGGAACTATGTATTTCAATGTTAATAAAACATTCTTCATTTTTTCTTACCTTTAGACTTCTGTTTTTTCTTTGGTCTACCTACTTTTTTACCGTAAGTCCCTGCTCCACTAGGCATCTTTTGTACCTTTCGTGTCTAAACTTTCCTCTAAAACATCATCATCCTTATCGTCACATTTACAATCGTTATTTTTACATTTCGATTCAAGTTCTGTAATCCTTCTTAATAGTGCTTGTTCTTTCAAAGCCCAATCTATAGCAGGATTAGCATTTACTGCTGCCTGAACATCCTCTGCTTTTATAGTTATGTCAGATGCTTCCATTTATCTCCTTATGATAATCCTAAATCAGAAACTGAATTAGAAGCTATTGCTTCCTCATACTTTCTAACTCTGTTATTTAATTCATTCTTTAACCACAATGTTACACCATTATTGTCTGGTGCACTACCATTGACTGTTAAAGCATCCTTAATTCTTGTTAACTGTGAATCATTTACAGTTATTGTTAAATCTGCCACTATTCTGCTCCTTTAAGTGCTAATTGTTCTTCTAGTTTATTTACTTTATCACCTAATTGTCTAATTGCTCCTACCATAAGAGAGTTAAGTCCTTTTAGAGAATAATGGAATAAACCATTATCACTAACAGAAATTATATTATGTTTTTCTAAAGTTTCTTTATGTTCATTAACCCAATCTTTAAATTCAGTCTGGTATTTAGGTTCTGAGGCTACAACACCGTTCCATGCAGTAAGCAAGGCTACGTCATCATAATCATCATAAGTAGTAGTGTTTGAGCCATCCATAAATATATCTCCGTCACCTTTAAATATGTGAGTAGTAGTATCAATTCCTGCACCTTTTTTAAACACTATAACATTTTCATCTGCAGTTAAAACACTGGTTAAACTATTGCTACCATCATGCTCTATGCCTTCTATTACAACTGGAGCCCCTGCAGTGTTATCTGAAGCAGTATCAGCGTTACTTTTTTGATAACCTCTAATCCTAACTGCTGCATCCAAACTATTTGTTTCTTCTGTGTCATTAACACCTTGTATAGCAATACCACCGTTTCCATCTGCAAGGCTTATCCATCCATAAGTATCAGTTTCTGCGTATGTAGTAAGCCCGTGAGCAACACTACTTCCTTTTAAAGATATATTTGCAGTTTGATTTCCTGCTGAATTTATAGTTAAACCAATTGTTTGATTAGCATTTGTTGTTTCATTAATAAATAATTCTTGTATTTGAGTTTGAGTTTGGTCTCCAACATTACCACTGCCATCTGTAATAAGAACAGTACCAGTTTCATTTGGAATAGTTACTGTTGCATCTGCTGTTAATGTTTCAGGAATTAAAGTTGCAACATATTGATTTGATGAGCCAGACCTTAATACAAAGTCTTTAACATCAACTCTTTGTAGCATGATTTCATCATCGTACTTATATCTAGTTACGTTGCTTTCGTCTGTAATCTCGACATCCATTTGATATACACTGCTTACAGTTACATCCCCATTGTCAAAACTCCATGCACCAGTAGTGCCATTAATAGTTGTAGATGCCCTAGGATTAGCAGTAGTATTCCTATCATAAAGTTTAACTGTCCTGCCATTGTCTATTGGTGTCCCATCTGAATCGTATGCAAATCCTGATAATTCTATTCCCATTTAGTCTCCTATCGGCGTACTTGTGTAACCACTTAACGCCCTTCTAACATAATAGTCAGCGTTTTCAAACGCTTCGTCTTCGTCAATATAAGCAATTTTGATGCCTTTAGCCTCATATTGCTCTCTTTGTAGTCTATCATGTGCTCGTTGATTAGTCGTTCTTGCGTGAAAATATTTACTCTGAACATTAATTCCCATAGGTGGAGAAACTATTAAAAAGTCTGCTACAGCACCACCTCTTTGTAATCTACCACCAAATTGTTTTGATTGATAAGTAAAATCTACATCCAATTTTCTACCAGTTCTGAGCAGTGCTTTATATACATAATATTCTGGTTGGCTTCCTCCTGCTAATGTCCACCACTGAGGCACAGGCTCCAAAACCCTGCCACTACTTGTTCTTCTCTGCCTCTGGGTTACCACTACACTGCCTCACTTAACGTTAATCTAAAACGTGCCCTCTCGTTTAACCCTGTTTCCTCAAGAGCCTGTGCACTCAATGCTGTTACGAAATAATTTCTAGTGCCTCCAGAGTCGTCACGATAAGTAAGTTCCATTAGTGTATTAGTTGAAATCGCCGTTTCTACGGCTGCTTGTAAATCTCTTATAGTTTTACCTTTATGACTATTAGTTAAGTCTAGGACTACATCAAAACCATATTGAACAGGTAATGTCTTTTTAAATAGTAAGGCTAATTTAATTAAATCAGGTGTATTTGTAGCCGTTCCACCTCTTGCTAACGCTGCTTTTAATTTAATAGTTCTAAACTCTACACCTGACGGAGTAGTTGAGTTTGGTAATTTAAACTCTGTTTCTCCAGTGCTTGTGATTGCTGTAAGGTCAGTAAATGAATCACTGTAATTAATAGCATAAGATATAGTTATTGTTTCATTAGATGTAGGATTTTTAGTTTCTGCTCTAATTGCCAGTGCTACTTTGTCTTGTCCTATAACACCTGCATCAAAGTATGGTGTTTCAAGTGTTGCTGCACTTGCGTAGCTTTGGTCTGAGATTTGGCTAGGATTAATTACATCAGTAGATAAACTAATATAATAAGCCTCGCTGTCATAATTGACCCATAATCTATAATTACCTTGGTCTGTGCCTACAAAAGCACCTGTGATACCTGCAGAACTACTACCTGTAATATGTTTTATTTCATAACCTCTGTCATCAAATGCTGCAATATAAGAATAACCTACAAGTCCACCACCTATAGAAGTATTCATTCTTGACCTACTACCTGCAGTAGCGTGAATTTTAGTAGTAGCAGGCGTGGTGTCTTGCTCTTGTGCATTAACCACCACCAACAATTCATTATGTGTAGGTACGAGTTTTAATATTTTACCTCTGTATGTTTGTGGAACACCATCATCTCTATCTAAACCAATAGTTGTTACAATCGTTGCATCAGAGCCTACGTTAATTTTATATATACCCATACTAGATGGATAATAAATACTACCTCTCCAAGTTGTAGTACCTTTACCATTATTATTACTCCTTGGTATTTTAAAATCTGTCTGAACAAATCTTGTATTAGTATCATCGTGAACGTATAGACCTTGTTTAGTCACAGCGTATAAGACTCTATCTTGGCTAGCGTTTCTTGCAACTATTAAACCTACAACATCATCGTCATCTAATTTTAACTTTGCATCTACAGTCCAACTACCAGATAAATCTGATGAACGATATAACTGACCATCACTGCTAATTGCATATAACTGGTCTTTCCAAAAGGCAATATATGGAGTGCTTTGAGTAGAATTTGAAGCCCAACTTTCACCGGTAGTGCTGTAATATATACCCCTATTATTTGCAAAAACTGCCGTTGGAACACTATTTACCATTCCAACCTCAGCATCTGTTGTACTGTCAATTGGTGTTGTTGTTGACACTTCAATAGTTGTCCAAGTGTTATCTGGATTGTATGTATGCAGGAATCCTCCTCCTGCTGCATACAACACACCTTTAAATGTTAAAAACTCTGTCAGGGTAGTGCTAGGGTCAGAACCACTAGCAGTTGCTAGTTTTGGTAATACGAAATGGTCTGTGTGTCTTAATTGACCTGTAGACCACCATACTCTATCTAAATCCTTAGAGGCATCCATACGTTCTATACCAATACCTCCTCTGTGGTCACTTGATACAAACGTAGATGTAATAGGGTTTGACTCTAAGTTATAATCACCGAGTGTAATCTTGCCGGGAAATTGGCTAGTAATAAATCTTCTTACGGGATTTGATACTCTATAATAAACTCCGTTAAGTATTATTTCATTTTCTTCTACTACTTTTGCTGCCATTAATCAATCCAAACACACCTTTGAGGTGTTTGGCTTTTTGCTAATGTCTGTTCTGCTAATAGATTCATTCTTTCACTATCTAGTTGTGCAGCTTCTCTTCTTTCAGAAGACCTGTCAGACCTAGCAAGTAAAGCCATTGCTGTTGTTTTTTGTATTATATACTCTGGTTCTATATCACAAGACGTAGAATCAGCAGTCAACAACGTTGGTTTTTTTACTCCAGTTAATTTAATTAATGAATTTCTAACAGTAGCCCTTGCTGTTTCATCAAGAACTATTCTCCTGTTAGCCCTGTCTATAGTATAAAAATTTCTATGGAGTTCTTCGTAATATGAACCGTAATCTCTTGTTGCTTCAATGTTATCTATTGATACGGTTGCTACACCAATATCTGCTACTTGAATTAATCCTACAGATATTATTGCTGTTAAATTTTCTGAACTACTTAAAGCTACTCTATGGTGTGTCCAAGTATCTACAGATGTTGCAGGTACAGACACGTCTTCATAAACACCACTTGTTGCATTGTTTGCAACTGCAGATACTCTTACTGCAAATTGTCCTGCTGTTAGTGCTACATTAGTTTTAATCCAAAACTCTATATGTGTGTAGCCTGATATATCTGTTGAACTAATTGAGTCGGATATAAGAATTGTGTTTATTCCAGTGCCTGACGGTATAACCATTTTATTTGCACCACTGCCTTCTCTGTGGTCTTCTGTGTCAACTACTACACTTGTAACACCTGTCACAATTTCATCAAATACAGAATCACAAGTAAGCAATGATTTGCCAAAGTATTTTTGCCTAAATTCAACCTTTTGAAGTCCAATTAAATCGCTTGGTAGGGCATAACTATATACTTCTCTTGATGAATGGAGAGTAAAATCTGTCATGGTTGGGGCACCTTTTCTAGTAATGCTAGATATAGACCTATTTATAAAATCATGTATTCTTGCAGGTGGCATATCGTTGTCATATATTTCATAAGCATCTCCAGAAGCAACGTTAAAACTAAGTGCAGGTGATACTGTGATTAAGCTAGTGCTAGCAGTATAGTCAGTTATTCTTCTTATATTTACAGTGTTATCTGTAGCATCTGTAACTACAATCCATGAACCATTATATTCATCGTCACCACCAAAAAGGTTTATTGTGTCTTTTAAAGTAATTGTGTCTGTATTTGCACTAGCAGTTCCTACAGTACAAGCACCAAGTTGATAGCCTATTGACTGTCTAAGTTCTGCTCTAGTTTTTGCTTGTATTACTGCCATTTATATCCTTACCTCCTATAACTCTACTTCTAATGCTTCAGGATATGAATCTCCTGATGCGTTTCTTATTGATTCTCTAGCAGTATTTATCTCATCTACTGCATCAGTTAATATACTCCAACTGCCATCATAAGCGAAACAATTACCCCAAAACTTTGTTGGTGCAGTTACATCATCAACCCTATCGTGAGTTGATGTAGTGCAGGTAGGGTCTATATAACTTGAAGCACCATTATTTAAAGTGTAAGCACATTGGTTTGAATCAAAAGTTATATTGTTTATATCTACTAAATTTGTAAAACAATAGGTTACGGCATTATCAGATTTTCTTTTAAATATTGTTGCCATTTAATCTCCTAACTCTACACCTACTGCTCTAAGATGACCACCTGAACCACCTAAGTCTTCATTATAAGAGAATACCATTCCATAACCAAACGCTGAATGGTCTACTCCATCCATACTTGCACCATAAGTATGTAATCCACCAAAACTGGCTTCTATGGTAGTGCTTCCAGTTGTACTGTCGTGAGTATAGTCTGTACCATCAAATGTATATATATCAAATTCAAAAGTACCAGAACCACTTGATGTATGACCATAAGTCATAAGTTTATTTCTATTATGTTGATACAATACTCCTCTACACGCATTTGTTGCAGATTGAGCAACTTGTTCTTTTGCTGTTCCTGCCCAAGTAACAGTAGTTCCTGATACTGTAAAATAATTTAAAACATAATTTGAACCATCGTATATAAAAACGTGATGTGTATTGTTACTAGTATCATATACTGCCCAAGTACCTCCATTCTGTCCACCACCAGCAGGGTCAGAGTTAACACTATAAAGTGCTTCTGTATTTAAAGTAATTGTTCTATTCCCTGTGCCACCTAAAGAAACAACTCTTGCTCCTATTTTTGTTCCATTGTCATATATAAGAACTGTTTTCTCAATGTCAGGGTCATAGGTTAATTGGAATCTTTCTACAGTTGTATCCACAAACTCTACACCTGTGCCTACATCTGTTGAATCGTCTGAAGTATCTACAGTACAAGCATATACATAATTTGGGTCACCTGATTCATCTCCTTTTTCTATTGCAACTAAACACACATTTGATGCTGGGTTGTAACTTGCAATATCTGTACCATCTGCTTGTCCATGCCCACCAGAACCATCAAATATTGTAGTAGGAGAACCGAAGGTAACAGTCTTGGTTCCCATAGTTCCAGAAATTATTTTATAAGCATTCGCACCACTAGCACTATCCCCACTAGAAAGATAAGCCACCATAAGCCTATCATCATCAGTATTGTATGTTGCTCCTGTATGATAAGCCGAACCAGTAGTGCTAAAGACTACTGCCGAGCCATGTGATTTATCTGCTGCCATAACTACACAAGTGGCATAATCGCTATTATTATTATCTCCATAGCAAAAAATAACTTGATTAGTATCTGGGTCATACGCTTGTGATAAACCCCAATGCCTTGTGGAGTTTCCACTTAAAGTGGCATCCAATGAAGTAACTGCAAGGGCAACTGTGCCTACAAAATCTAATCCGTTAACGTGTTCTATTTGAGCATCAGTTAAGCCATTTACTTTTGCTATAGATGCTATAGCTATAGTATTAAGGTTATCAATTTCATTACCCATTATGCTGCTCTTTCTATTACATCTAAGCTAGGATTAACAAAAACATCTCTGGGTCCAACTGCTATACCTACTCTCTGCACAAATTCATCATCTGCATCAGGAATAGTTGCAGTTACAAGACCTGCTGTATCATCATCTACATACATTATTGCACCTTCGGTCAAATCACCACCAAAACCATCTGAATCATTATAAATTCCGTGTGTTAATATTTTTATTGCACCACCATCAGAAGCACCTGTAACTGCTACACCAATACAAGGCATAGTGCCTACAGCATTTCCCTGAGCTTTTGCAACTCTACCATCTGCTGTATGAACATAAACAGCATTTCCTATTGCTATAGTTCCATTTGATATAAAATTAAGAACAATACCAGTATAAGTATCATTAGCAAGTGCCGAAGCACCTAGTGAATCAATCACTATAGGAGTACCAGATAAAGTACCACCTGTAGTTCCATCGTGAGTAAGTTTTACATCACTACCTACACCTAAGTTAAGTACAGCACTATCTGTAATCAGCGTAACGTCATCTCCAAATATTCCATCTAGTGCTACGCTTAATCCACCATCTGTTTGAAGTGAACCATCTGTAGTTGAAGTTGCATTAGTAGTATCATCTGTTTTTATAATTCCACTTGCTACTATCGTGCTTGTAGTTAGGGCTCCTGTTGCAAGTGTTCCACCACCTACTGTAAGAGTTTCAGATGAATGAGTTAAAGTAATATCACCATTGTTTAAGTTTATTACTGAACCACTTGCTAAAAATAAATCTGACCACATTTTGGAGCCAGTACCCAAGGCTATGCCATCACTTGTAGTTGGTGAAAATTCATTAGCAGCCAAAGTTATTTCGTTTGCATCACCTACTCTAAATATAATATTGTCATCAGTAGTAAAATCAATTAAATTGTGTGCATCTCTACCTACTTTAGTGCTTGAATTTAATATAGTAGTTATGCCTGTTTGAGCACCTGCTAGTAATACAGCAGTGCCTTCAACAGTTATTGCACCTGAACTTGCTCTTGCTATTGTTGTATCTGAAGCATGACCTAGTTCAATAGTATCTGTTTGAGTCTTACCTGCAACAGTTACACCTGCTGCAGCATCTAAGATTCTAAATCCTTCTGCATCACCATTGTCTGTAAATATAAGGTCTTTGCCATCTGTGGCTAACTTAACAGTAACATCACCAGAACCACTTTCTGTAAGTCTTAGTATTTCAGCACCAAAAGCACCGTCAAGAAATTTAAATACTCCAGTGTGTGCATCAAATGACATATCACCGTCAATATCAAATGAAAAATGTGCTGCTGCTGCATCGTCATCTGTACTTGTTACAGTTGTTGCTCCGTGAGTTGTTGTAACTATTGTTACTTTATCTCCAGTATCACTACTGTCTGTAATAGTAATTGTGCCTGCGTTTAAATTAATTTGGTCTACTGTTAAATCAGTTAAAGTTCCAAGGGATGTGACGTTTGGTTGGGCTGCAACACTAAGTTGTCCTCCTGATGTTAAAGCTGCAGTGCTACCTGTAGTAAGCCCTCCTGCAATGATTGTATCTCCAGAAGAATCAATACTGAATTTAGTTGCTCCACCTACTGCAGCACCAGTATCAATTTTAAATATATCACTATCGTCATCATCTACACCGATAGTCCATTCATCTGTGCCATTAATATCAAATGTAATTCTTGGGTCACCAGATGAACCTGCGCCAATTTCAAGGTCTCCTGCTCCATCATAAGTAAGAGTAGACTCTGCATCTAGTTCTGTTATTGTAGAACCAATAGTAACAATTTCATTAGCAGTTGCGTTGTTTAATGCTGTTACTGATGCAGTTGGTACTGTTGCCCATTTAACACCACCTGTTTGACTACTATCTGCAGTAAGAACGTGGTCATTAGTTCCAACTGCCTTTACATCCATACTACCTGTACCAGTTCCTACAACCAGTCCACCTTTGGCTATTGCCGATATATCTGCTTCAATTCCACCTACTTCGTGTTTAAGAGTGCCATCGTTAGCAGTCATTACTTGAACTGCAACAGGAGCACCAGAGCCGTCTGCTACAACCATTTTACCGTCTGTAGCACCAACAAGCCCTGTACCACCATAGGCTAACGCTATTGCAGTACCGTTCCAAACACCTGTGGCTATTGTTCCAAGTGTTGTAAGTGATGAGGATGTAACACCACTACCTAAAGTGTTGTTAGAAAGAACTGTAGTGCCGTTTACTTTAAATGTTTTGCCACTGGCTATATCTACGTTTTCTGAAAAATCAAAATCTCCAGTAGCGTTTGTAAATGTAATTGTCTTATCAGTACCAGCTTTTATTGTTAATCCACCACCATCAGCATTAGCATCACTAGGAGAACCAACTTTGTTTAACTCCATGTTTTTGTCTTCAACCTGAATGGTTGCAACGTTTGCTGTGATTGTGTCACCAGATACTGTTAGGTCACCACCTACTGTAATATCTTCTGCCCAAGCTAAACCTGTTGATGTGCTTGAGTCTGCAATAAGTATTTTATTGTTTGTACCTATTGCTAATTTGTCCCAAGTGCTTCCTGTGTAAACTAAAATATCACCTTTAGCCTCAGTTAAACCTGTTATATCAGTGTGACTCGCACTATCTAATGTGTGCGAACCCATTTTGCCAAGACTGGCAGCTTTTACTCCTAACATCTAATCCACCCCTGTATTTACATATAAATATGTTGAATTGCCATCCGGTGTAGAACCATAAGTTAATCTTATGATGTAATACGGGAATGGGTCGCTACAACACTCATATCCTCCAGTTGTTGCTGCAGTAGTAAATGAACCTATGCTTACTGTTCCTGCACTTCCTACTGCACCATCAGAAGTTTGACTTCCGTATAATGTCGTAGTTAAAGTTTGGTCTGCTCCATTATAAACATGAATTGCTTGCACTGACTTTCCATTGCCACTAAATATATAATCATGGTTATCGGTATCGTCAGCAGTCAATGTTGCAGATAAATATATAGGTATAGAGGCTGAATAAATATTTAAATCACTGTTAACTTGCCCTAATGCTGTTGCCATTATTATCCTTTAAAAATATAATTTACCAGTTGAAGATTCTTCTCTCTTCTTCCAATATTGTTTCATTTCTCTAATTATTTTACCAATTTCTTTTCTTTCATCCGTAGTTGGTTTACGTTTATGTTCCTTCTCTCTTTGTTCTAAAAGCCACTTTTCGTAAGCATTTCCTGCTAAGTCTTCTATCTCAGCTTTCGAATGGGTGTTATCACCTAATACTCTAAGTTCAAATAACTTTCCTGTTAGTGGGTCTTTAACTTTAAAATGATAAGCCTTTACACCTGTGTCTCCACCTAAGTCTACGACACGGGTTACAACTGAACCTTCTGGGGTCCATAGCCCATCTATATTTCCGTTATATTCCGTTACCATAATTTAACGTGATAAGGGTGCCCAAAGAAGGTAAAAACACCCTTATCATTAAGTTAGAATGTTATTAATCTAAGTTTTGTAGGAATACAGTGTGGTATTCATCATTCACACCAGCCTTACCGTGCAATCTTCCTAATGCTGGAGTTGTATCTCCAGATACTGCAAGTAATTGTCCTGCGTGGGTTGAACTTTGTCCTACCAATGTTCCTACTGCTGGGTTTCCATCCATTGCTACAGCAGCAATACCTGCTGTTTGAATCCATCCATAGTAGTCTGCAGTGAAACTTCTTGTTGTAACTCCAACGAATCTTCCTGCAATTGCAGCAGGTGCAACTACGATGTCCTTGTAAGGACTCTTAATTAAACCTGCAGTTTCAGTTCCTGCTGTGATAGCAGTTCTAAAACCATCTTCTTCGTCAATGGTAATTACACCAGTGCCTGAAGAATCTATCGCTGGATGCGATTTAATTTTATAAAACTCATGTGGGTTTGCTGATGTTCCTAAAATTGGTAAGTTAAAAAACAAGTACCCTTCAGCGTAAAGGTTTTTTGCTGCTGCTGTTGCACCAAGAGTTATGCTTATTGTAGTGTCACCGGCTGATGGTGAACTTGCTACTACCAAGTCTTCGTCATGGTTTCCTTCAACTGCTTCTGAAGCTGTTACTAAACCTTCAGTTATTGCTGTACCTCCATTGTGTGCGTATTTGAATCTTCTTCCGTCTTTAAACGTCATAGTTGTACCTAGAGGATGTCTCTGGTCGGAAGTTTCTTCTTTTTCCCAGCCGTATTTACCGGCTATTGTATTTGGAAAAGACATTAAACTATCTCCTTATTATTTACGGGTTTCTTATACACCCCGTCACCAACCGATGTTTGTTTATTTGAAGAAGAGGCAGGAACTCGGTCAATGTTTACATCCACTGCCTCTTCTTTTTTTATTGTAGTCTTAGTCTTTGCATTTAAGCAATGCCTGCATTCGCAGTCATCTGTAGGTGGATACGCATACGCCCCTTTTCGAGCCATTGATTTTAAGTAGTCAGGGTTTCCCGGAACATTAGGAATTGCTCTGCCTTTTCTAAAACCAATATCACCACTAGAATTTAATTTATCTATGTGCCAATATAGCGTGGTTTTAGCCTGCCAGTTATCTACCATATCCCAAGAGTAACCTGCACTTACAAGTTCCTGTCTCATTGCTTGACGTTCTTTAGTATCCATTTTATCTCCTAATTATTGCTTATGCGTTAGTTGCTGGTGCTGTTGCATCAAAAGTTAAAGCTGCTCCTCTAGAGTCATCAATCTCAAACACACCATAGTCTGCTGTGATTACGATTTCAGTTGCTCTCATTGAGGCATCTCTTTGTCTTTCAGTTCTAGTGTCTACTGATTTAAGTACACCTAGGGCTGATTTGTCTGCAATTACACCTACAGTTGTTGCTGCAGTGCTGTTATCAAGGTTTCCATCTTCAAAGATTGGAACTCCGTTAAGAGGTCTTAGTCCACTGAAGAAGTTTCCTAATAATTCTTTAGACCAGCCATCTGGGACTGGGTATGTTTGTGATGCTGTTACTGCAGTTGCAGCAAGGTCGTATACAGCAAATGGATGGTGCAATATGTAAATATTGTTTCCAAATGATGTTCCTGCTGCTCCTCCACCTTTCGCTGTGGCAATTGCACCTGCTACGTTTGCAAGAGTCATGGATTTAGTAGTAGCACCAAATGAGGTCCCATTGTTTAATCCTGAGTATAATGCGTGAACGTCAGTGTCCTTTTTTCTTGCCATAGCATCTCCAAGCTGTCTTCCGACAATTGAAAATATGTTGTTTGCAGATTGTCTTACTAATTTATCAGTAAGGATTACTTTTGCTCCTACTTCTGAAGCAGTAAGGTCAACTGTAGACATTCCAATTTCTTCTTCATCTACGATGTCGAATCCATCAGTTAAGTCTGATACAGTCATTTTACCTACTTTAGGCACAGTTACCTGCTTTGCTCCTTTTGGCAAATTCATTTGCTCAATCAAAGCCATTGCAGGAGCGTTGTGCTCTTCAGTGTACCTAGCAGCAGTAATTATTATGTTCTGGGCATTTTCTAAATTCCCAGTAGTTGCTGTCTGTGGCATTTTAAGTTATCTCCTATATGTCACCGGAAGCTACTCTTGCAGCATATTCTTTGACCTTCGGGTCATTGTCACCTGCCAAGTAGCGTTCCATTAAAGTTTTTTCATTTAATGGTGCCGACTGCGATGCCTGTCCTGACTGAAGTTCTTGTGAAGGTCCTGTATTTGGAACTTTACTTTGCTGTGCATCTAGTACACGTTGTTGCTGGACTGTTAAGTCAGCAATACTATCAGCCATTGATACCATTGCATCTGGGTCAGTAGTAGCCATCAAAACATCATAAGCTGATTTTTTTCCGACTTTCTGATTAGGGTTAATACCCTTTTCCAAAAGCAATTGTCTCGCAGTTGCTACCTTTGCAGTATTTTCTGCTGTAGTCTGATATTGCTGCTGTTCAGTTTCTAATCTTTGTTTCTCCTGCTGCAATTGAAGCATTTGCCTCTCTTGGTTTGCAGCTTGGATAGACAGCGATTGTGCCTGCTCAGGAGCATATCCTTGCATTTCATACTGCTGTTGAACTTCTCGTCTTTTAGCTTCTATTGTAGTTTCAGACTGACTCATTACTAACTGTTGTTGCAGTTGAGTCTGTTGATTCTGTAATTGGGCTATTTGTTTGTCATAGGATGATTGGGCTTTACGCCATTCATCTTCTGAGTAAGAACGAGAGTCTTCAACACTCGTTGTTGGCTCAACGTTTTGAGGTGGTTCTGCACCGACTGAGTTTGGTTCTGAAGTTCCTGTTTGCTCTGCTTGTTCTGTTCCATTATTTTGTATCAATCCTTGTTGCTGTAATTCTTCATTAACAGCAGGGTCGGTATTGTCTACAATTTCTGAAGTAGCTTCAGCAGGCTCAGAAATTTCTGAATCTGACTCAGGAGATGTTGAAATCTCAGGTTGTTTATCTGTTACCATTACAACTCCTAATATATTTAATTTGTTTTATTGTATACTATTTTTTATTTTTTTCTATAATGCTACCTATTGAAAAGTCTAATTCCTCTTTCCAATTAATAGGTGATTCTTTTTCAATAAGTTCCATATAGTAATCTCTTGCTTCCCAAGAAGTTATTATTTTTTCTGCTAAATTACGGTCATGTTTTTTTATAGCAAGAAGTAAATCTTCGGGCATATGGAAGTCCATTATATTAGAATTTGCAGCAACATATCTTTCCTGCTCTTCTGTCCAGTTGTAACTATCTTTGATTTCATCGTATTTATCCCAATCGACAATAGTGCTTTTCCCACCATCTGCACTAGGTAAATATATATCTTGGTCAAACGTAGACCAATGTTGACTAAGTGCTTGCAGTTCTGCTGGAGTGCCACCATAGTAATCCATGCCGTCATCGTTGTCGCTGTCATCCCAGCCATATTCTATTTTTCCTCTATCTCTTCTTATTACTCCAAAATCTTTTCTTCCTTGTTTGTATTGGTATACAGCATCTTTTGGTGAAAGATTACCGTTTCTCATATTTACTGTTATATCGTTTAAGAGTTTAAAATAATCTAAATCTGCTGAAGTTGTATTTGGTACATCTCTATTAACATTGTCGTCAGCATAATAGGCTGCTGTAACAATTTTTTGTTGGAATGGGAGTAATTCGGTATATCTTTTGCCAAACAATTCTTTTGCTACACTTTGCTTGTCTTCATAGGAACTATTACCTACACCTATAAATTCTGCAGCAAATCCTATTCTAGGTGCTATTGGGTTATCATAAAGTTCTATTGATTCCATCAAGCCTGAATAAATAAGTGGGGTAAGGTAATCCCTTGCTGTCTTGCCAAATTTTGAGGTTTCAACTGGGTTATATATTTCATAATCTAATTCGTTACCAAGAAAATCTGTTCCTTGTATTCCACCATATATCATTCCAGCAGTAGGGTGCAAAGCACCTCTTATTCCACCCATAAGTAATTTTTTAGGATGAATATCGTATGGCTTACCTGTTCCAATGCCTCTAGGTTTTAAAGTTTTTTCGTCTAAAAACAGACCAAGACTATTAAGAACAATACCAGTATATTTATTGTTGCCTGCTGCTATATCGTAGGTTGTTTTTGCAATTCTTAATTTACCTTTTATCCAGTCATAAGTAGCAGTTTCGTCACCTGTTGCTTTTTCATAAAGAAACGGAATCAAAAAACCAAGTGTTGTTACCATTCCGTAAAATCTAACGTGGTCTCCAATTAATTGCTTTCTTGCTGACCAAACCATTTGTGGGTATTCAACAAAAGGTGCTATAGGAAGATATGCTCTTGCTGTCTGCATTCTGTAAGAAAAGAAAAGTTGATTCAAGATGGCAACAACTTCATCGTCAAAAATTTTTGGTCCCCTGCCAGTTGCTGCGTTAATTATTTTATTTAAACCCTCCAGTGTTTTTACTGCTCTATCACCTTCTTGTGGAGATATTTTTCGTGCTTCTCTTACAAAAGTTTCTGCAGTTCCGTCTGGCGATATATTTTTCATCATGCTTTTAAAAACATTGAATCTTAGGTTATTTAAAAATCCTGAGTGAAATGCTGCAGATGCTCTAATTATTGGACCAATTACTGAATAATCTGGCAATTTGTCTAAAAATGTAGGAATAAATTGTTCTTCTCTGTCTACAAGAGAGGTGCTTAAACTATCTGTAATTTCAAGACCGGTTTGCTTTGCGTATTCAAAGTCTGGGTCTTCAGCATATTTTTCCAATTCTATTCGTTGAACATAAGGGTCAAATTTATTTATAAGCATTGCTCGCTTTGCTTCTTTTAAAGCAGGTGGGATTGACTTAGCCCAAGACAATGGTCTTGCAAACATATAATAACCACCCTGCCTAGCCAATGCAGACACTTCTGCAGTTGCCATCATTGTTCTAGGTACATTCCAAATTTGAGAAAAAGCATCTAATGCCCTTTCCTTTTTACTTCTAAGTTTTGATAATGCCTTATAAATATCTTTACCTAACGCTTTTTCAAGCAGTGCTCTTTCTCGTGCATTAGGAAGTTTGCCTTGCATTCCAAATTTAATATTTTGGGGTTTTGTGCCAACTTTATATTGTGTGCCACCAAGTAATTTTACCAAGGCTATGAATGCAGTGTTTTGGTCTACTTGGTTTGCTATTCTTGTTGTTATTAATGTGTTAATTTCATTTACATCATTATTATCAAAAATTGCTTGATATAAAGTTTTTCCATAATCACCTCTTTGTGAGGTTATCTCATCGGCAGTTAATGTTACAAAGCCATTTGTACCAGTAATCTTTCCTCTATATATAGGGCTAACTCCAGCCCGGTTAGCATTGAATATAATAGAATTTTTAAGGGTTTTAATATTATCATCTATTGCAAAACCTTGGTATCTCGGACCAGTTCGTTTTGCTTCTTTATTTAATTTTCTTGTTGCTTCATCAAAAGATTCTCTTACAGTTTTGTTTGCGTTGTAATTTGCATCAAAAGGATTTTGTCCTTCTTCTAAATTTTTACTTCTTGTTTCAATAAAACCTCTTGTTTTTGCATCTTTTACCCTTACCTCGTTTATATTTAATGTTATGTTGTTTTGTTTATCAGATGTATCTAAAACCTTTACTAATTTTTCTAGTATTGATTTTTGCTTAGTAGAAAAAGGAATATTTTGACCGTATCTCATTCTTCTTAAAATTACCGGCATCTTATTAAAAACTTCATAAAGTGCATCTTTTAACTGTGGGTTTTTCGCAAGTTCACTTTGTAAGGCAGGGTCAAATTTCTTTCCTGCTTGTTTCGTAATTAATAAATCAATAATATATCTTTGTTCATTTTCTTTTAACCAATCTTTACCGTTTGGATAGCCGTTTGCAACAGTGTATTTTCTGTTTTTATCTGAGGCTTGAAAAATTTTACCTCTTCTAGTTTTTCCTGTCTGTGGGTCTACGCTACCAAAAATGTAATCAATTATGTGTTTTTTCTGTGACCTTGTTAAAAACTTTAGTTTTGCTGCAACTTCTGGGTCATCAAACATATTAGGAAACATATCTCCTAAATCATTAGATTTAATTAATTTATTACTGTTGTTTTGTAAAAATTCTACAAGGTCATCGTCAGTAAATTTACCAGAACCACCTGTTACTTTTCCAACTGCTATTATCTTCCCATTTTCGTCATAACGAACTCCAAATGGTTTTCTTTTTATTTCAAAAGGTTCTATGTCTGGGGTAGTAAAAGTTTTTCTATACCTTCTGTCAGCAAGCGATTTGGTTACCATGTCTTTCATATTGTTTCCAATAAAGCTGTAATCAAGTTCAGGTGTAACAACTGATTTCTTAGGATTATCTATAATTTCCCAATTAACTCTTTTTCCTGCATCTACAGGTGTCATTGCTCTGCCTATACCAGCAAGACCAACACCTGTACCAACAACTCCTGCTGCTAACGCTGTTAGTGTGTTTTCCCATGGATAAGCAGTGCCTTCTTGTTTTCTTTTATCTGTGCCTGCTATTAATGATGCCGTAGGTGCTTGTATTGCAGTTTCTGCTGCTATTCTAGTAGGTAACCCACCAGTAGCAACTGGTGTTGTTAAAAGTTCACCAACTCTACCAACTCCTCTTGTTGCTGCAGCCTTTGCACCGGGCAAACCTCTTGCACCTATTTGCATACCTCTAAATCCTGCACTTACTGCTGGACCTAGCCCTGCAGTTCCTAATGTGATTCCTATGTCTGCAGGAGTTGACATATAAGCAGCACCTCCAAGCCCTGCTTCTAAAGGTGTCATACCACCTACAAGAGGCACCCATTCAGGTATTTCTGGTCCAAATTGTGCACCGTATTGCCCTGCTAAATTACGGTCAATTGTTTGGTCTATTATTGCTTCTGGTCTACCTTCTACTCCACCTAATTCAATTTCGGTGCCAGAATACGGACTGAGTGTTTCACCAATACCACCAAATGTAGCAAGAGCCTGCTCTCTTAATCTATCTGGATTAACTACACCACCCTCTCCAAAAAAAGGAATATCGCTTTCAGGTGTAGGGATAGAGGGGGGTGACAACAATCCACCACCACTTATATATTTAGGTGGTTTTATATTTTTAAATACATCATAACTTTTTTCTAAAAAAGATTTAAACGTAACAGGGTCTTTTACTTTTACGTTAGGACCTATTGTTTGTTTTGCTACTCGGTCTAGTATTTCTTGTTCTCTTTGAAAATCTTGAAATAGCATAATTAAAACCCATATAAAAATTTTCCTGTTGATGTAATTGGGCTAGTGCTTAGTCCTGCAGCATATTGTGGTGCACTTCTCATTCTGTCAGCAAAATCAAAACCTTTAAGATAATCAATAAAAGTGTCTGCGTTTTGACCACCTAAAACCCTGTTTACATTAGAACCAAGGAACTCTGAAAAAATTGGTTGATATTGGTTTTGGAAAAATTGTCTTTGACCAAATGTTAAATCACTTGGTAACGCAGCCTGAAATAAACCCTGTGTAGTAAAGCCTTGGGCTAAGTCCTGTTGAAAAGGATTAATGTCAGGCACACCACCAAAATTACTTTGGTTAGAAAAATCACGTTGCATCATGGCTTAATTAAGTCCTAATTGGCGTTGCAAGAAATCAAAAAAACCTGCTTCTCTTTGTTCTTGTGGTGCTGATGCAAACCTTCCTGCAACAGTACTTTCTCTAGGAATTAAATCGCTTCCTAAAAATCTTCCATATTTATCCAGTGCTGCACCTGCACCTAAACTATATAAATTTCGCATTCTATCAGCACCCCCTTCGTCTGCTGAAGTTGCTTGGAAATATGGATTTAAAGCATCCATAACTTTTGGAAATGAAACTCCTGTAGATGTTGGGGCACCTTGCCTTGCTAAATTTTGTAGGTCAGAAAAAGTTGACCTTGCTCTACCTAATATACCTTGGGGTCCCGTACCAATAGATGCTCCTAAATTTCTTGCTAAATCTCCAAGTCTTACTCGGTTTAACTGACCTTCTTCGTCTACATTTTCAAATGTTTCAGGATTCATTAAAGAGCCAAATCTAAGTATATTTTGACCTACGGGTGCAAAGTCTCTAAAAAATCTTGATGTTGCACCTTGTACAGGGGCATCTGGGTCAATTCCTAAGCCTTCTAAAAACCCTCTTTGAAATATACCCCCAAGTGCTCTTTCTTCGTCTATTTGCTCCCTACGCAGTGCTCCTCCAGCACCTTCAGCAGGTTCATTAAAAAGAGATGTCTCTAAAGTATCAACACTTGCATTAGGGAACTGCCCAGTAAATTTATCTCGTGCTTCTTCTTCGGAGTTAGCAGTAATATTTATAGTTTGCTGATTACCCTCTGAGTCTTTATAAGTTATCCTAAACGTCTTCATTCTTCTTCTAGTCCTATACTATTAAGTAATTGAGTTCTATCACTTTGGGCTCCGGGTCTGGGTGCTGCCGTGTTCATGCCTTGGTTGGGAGATGGAGTATTCGGTATGCCCCCCATGGCTGCGTTTGGCATTACTTCTGGTCTTACTCCATTTGATGTAGGGGCTCCCTGTTGGGGTGCCATTGGTTGCTGCATCTGTCCATATTGTTGCATAAACGCCATACGTTGTGCAAGTTCCTGCATCTGTTTTTGTTCTTCAGCAATTTTAATTTCTTGTAAGTAATGTTGAGCCATCTGTTCATCTCCACTTTTCATTGCTGCAGTATACATTTGAACTAACTGCATAATTGGAGTAGATGTTCTTGCTATCTGTTCAAAGATTCTTTGTCTTTCTAAATCAGCATCTTGCATCTTAAGTATTCTGTCTCTAGCAAAATCCATAGACACTAATGACTCACCAGTTGGTGTCGGTTGAGTTGCCATCTGAGCAATTGAATATCTTTGCATATCATCTTCTGGTAATGCAGGTTGCATTGTGAAACTTAATTCTCCAGACTTCATAATGTCATCTGGGGTAATTGGTCCATCAAAAGGCATTCGTGCATAAGTTTTCCCAGAAACGTTTAATGGTTTATATGCTTTAGTTTTATACATCAATAATAAATGTTCAAACGACATTTCTAATAAATTTTGAACTGCAGTTAATCTTGGAATTACTTTTTGTTCTATATTGGTTCCAAGCTGTCTCATTGCGTACCCTGATATAGGAGCCTGCAAAATACCAAATGCCTGTGGTGGTAATCCACCATCAGTTTCATCATCATTTATTGCTCCAAGTAATACATCAGCATCTCTTGGTGATTCTGTTAATGGTAAAGGTTGTACGTCTTCTTGGTTTTGAGTTGACACATTTATTTGTGACCCCTTCTTTGACGGGTTATCTTCTAAACCTTTAGTCCCATCGAGTGAAGAAACTTTATACGCTTGGTCAACTGCCCTTGCTGCAAGTGCCATTCTGTAAGAAAACACTCTATTCTTCATCTTAATTATTGTTCTGTTAGGGGCAAATATAGATTCACTAAAGTCTTTTATCGGGTCTTCTACATCACTAATTGTATCTATATTTCTAAGTCCTGTTTCGCTTGATGCCAATACAGGAACACTACCTATTGCAACTGTGCAAATAGGAAACATATTAGCAAACGTATCTGCAGGTTTCTTGGCATACTTTCCGTCAATAATAACGGAGTTCATATATTTTATTTCCCCACCAGAAACAGTTTTTTCATAATAATCATATACATACTCTAGGTTGTCTTCGTCATCTAATAATGAATCATCAAAGTCAAAGTTCTTATATTCACTTCTAATCTGTGCTCTGGTCTTGCTCATTCTATAAGCAGCCCAAATTGGCTCTTCTTCACCGTACTGAACAACCAAATGCCTTGGGTCCATAGGTAAAATTTCTGCAAAAGTATCACCGTTAGGTTTTTTTCTAAGCAGTGACCTCGCTGCAATTCTTCCACCTCTTACAACCGAGTACCATGCAAGTTGAGGAATAAGTAAAGGGTCACCTTTTCTTTGAAGCCTCTTATTAATTTGCCTCATCATTCCGATAACAAGTCTTTCTAGGTTATCGTTTGCTGCTCTCTTCTCTTCATCGGCTGCATCATTGTTGACACGGATTACTGTTTCTGAGCCTGAGATAAAACTTTCGACTTTATCAGCCAAAGTTCTCATTGAGTTGGTAGTGTAAGCATCCTCTGGGTCGACACCTTCTTCTTCGTCTGGAGTAAATGGTGTTAATCGCCAGTCTGAATAATCTAAATCCATCCTGTCGTGAAGTGGCTGGTCTTCATTAAACCTAGATTCTATCTTAGCCATTATGCCGTCTACAATTTCGGCTTGAGTTTTTCTTGCCATAATAAATTAACCTCTATATGTTGGGGCTTTTCTTCTTTTAGTAGCTTTTCTAGCAGCTTTTGCTGCTCCCTGTCCTGCTTTCTTTGCTAGATTAGAGCCAAATATAATAGTTGGATGTCTCAATTCTTTATTTCTTATTGCTTTTTCGGCACCTCTTACAATAGCATCAAAAGTATTTCTTGCTCCTGAAGTTTTTGTAGTTTTTCTTGTAGTTTTGGTTGTAGTTGTAGTTTTTCTTATTGGTCCAGCCATATTGTCTCCTCTATCTGAATCTTGATACGGGTATCAATTCTCTTTGATAATTGTCATTTCCTGCATAACCAAATTGATTAACCATCAAGTAAGTCAATGCCTTTATACTATGATTATACTTATCTCTTGGAACATTTCCAACCACCCCACCTTCACGGTTCATTTGCCAACTATAAACTCTGACCTGTCCGTCAAACGGATTTGGGGCTCCTCCGAACTCAGAAATCAACCCTTTACACTTGGGGTCCATTACAAGATTTGGCTCTTTGGTAAGTGGGTCAGCTTTAAGCATGGAGTTCATTCTTTCTATCCCGTCAATAATTTTTACGGGCTGACTTAACATAGACAACCCTGACTCCTTAAACCAAATTTCCGTATTAGATGGCATTGCTCCTGCATGAGCAGTTCCTGCAATATCAATAACACCTAACTTTTGAGTGTCTTTCCACCAATATCTATTTTTAGCAATGCTTACAATGTCCGATGCAACCAATTCTCTTTCATAAATTTCGTCAAACACCTGCACTTGACCGTCAATAATATGACATACCTCAACTGCATAGGCAGATTCAGTAAGCCTTGAATATCCGGGGTCTACTGCAAGGTAAACAATCTCATCAGGGTCAAACTTAACTTCCCTCACATGAATATTCACATTAAATACTGGATGAACTAAACCACTAGGTGGACTAGGAACTCCTGCGACACGTTCATTAAACCATTCCTCCGAATGTTCAATCTTCATTTTCTCTATTTCGGGGTCAATTTCTCCCAAAGGAAATATATGCGTATTAGTCCAAGTAGGTAAAGAAAAACTTTTAGCACTCTCTAATTTTTGAATGCTAGGGGACTGCCAAGAAGTAAACTGTTGGGGGTACCAACCAAGCGAACCCTCAAATGTTCCCTCCAAAAATACCCAACCTCTCTTTTCAGCGACACGTTCCATTAATCTCCAATAACTTTCTTGGTCTAACTGCGAAGCCTCACAGGCAACAATACCCATAGGAGCCTCCATCGCAAGTTTTCTATAGTCGGTTGCAGACTTAGTTTTAATAATCAATGGTTTCAAGTTCTTGGACCCTACTGATATCTCTATATATCCGGGGTCAACCTGACGTGTGGCACGTTTAATTATCCCTAGCCTAGTAAAAGCATCCCCAAGATAATCAAATTCACCCCTAGTTCTCTCGTAATCTGCAGCAACTAGCCAATACACGGAACCTGCTGCTTTATCTGGGTCCTCAACAATGTGACTCATTATTTTCTCGAACATATACATTGCTCCCAGATTAGATTTACCTGCTCTTACGCCACCTGCTACTAACTTGAATCTAGCATCGTCATTGAGAATTTTAAGCTGTGCTTCAGTAGGCTTGTATTTTATGGCACTAAATAGGGCATCACGTTGTTCTTGCTGCATGAGACACATTTTAGCATAAAATTTTATATGGGGTAGTACCAATACAATAATAAAGCATAAACCACTAAGAACTACCCCCCCCACCTCCTGTCGCAGGTAACTGCGACCAACACCACCACCACCACCTACACCCCCACACACCCCCAGCCACCTGTCGCTTACAGCGACCACAACCCACACCTCCACCCCCACACCACCAGTAACCCAGCCCCTGAAAGCTGTTGCAACTTGTCCCACAAGTTGCTCTATGTATCAGGCGAATTCAATTTTTAGAACGTTTGTTCTACTTTACATAACTAAAGATTAGAACTTATGTTCTACTTTGGGAACTAATGGGAATTATTAGGACTATTTAGAGTCTTTTAAAGCCTCTTTGCTTGGGCTTTCGGGTAGATTTATATTAATTAGGGCTTGAATTAGGCTCTTTGCTTGGTCGTCAATTGTGGCTTGATTTTTCTGTTCTCCGTATCGGTCAGGATATTTCTTAGACAACAGCCATTGACTATTACGACTCTTTACCTGCTCATTCTCTGCAGTCGTTAACTCCGTTAATTGCAATGCCTCAAACTCAGTAACAGCCTCTGCAACTGTATCATGTAACTTTAGAGTTAATTGCTTGTATCTGTCACTAGGGTTTAGGTTCTTTGTATCTGTAACAGTATCTAGTAAATTACTAGTATCTGTATCTGTTTCTGTATCTAGTATCTGACGGCACTTCTCACCGAAACGGAGCCAACCACTAGCCACAGACTCAGAAACCCCACAGTGACGAATTATAGCAACTGTAGGGGGTAACCCAAGCCGTTCTATATCCCTCTTGATTAAGTCTATTTTCTTAGTATCTATTTGTAGCTTTCTAGTCATAACTAATTATTCATTTTAACAGTTATAAATTAATGGGTCACTTTGGTTCTATTGCGTCTTA